GCATAAAAGTCCTCTCTTCCGGTTTCCCGGAAGAGAGGGAGACAACTGTCTCGTCAGAATAACACAATGGATTCTATTGTTAAGCCGCAGCGCTGAAATCCATCCAGCCGCCCCCACCGCCACTTGAATTAGTGTTACCAGCAACACGCCTGCGTGACATGTCTGGTCCACCGACATCCTCTGGAATACCCAGAGCAGGGTGGAACTTGTAGACGGTATACAAATCTTCTTCTTTCGTAATACCCACCTTACGATGTTTACCACGTTGGATCGTCAGGTAAGACTCACCATCGACTTTCTCAATGTGAATCAGAATCTCCAGATCAACTTCCTGGTCGATTACACGACAACCATCCCAATAGCCCTTGTTAGCGATTTCTTTAACGAAGGACTCAGTACCATTACGCAGTAGGTTCTTCGCCTCAGAACTGATCTGGTGTGGCGTGAGTACAGTAATACCACGTGGGTTACAGTAGTTACGAACGCGACGGAAGAGATCACGTACGTCTGTACCTGTTGCACCAGTAACACAACCTTCTTTCGACATCATATTCAGATAGTCGATTGTCATCATGTGAATCTCGTAACCTTGAGACTCATACTTAGCTAACAGGTTGAACAGTTTCTGATAAGTAAACATACTTGGGTTGACACGCAGCATTTTAACTGTGTAACCCGTGCGTTCCAGATGTACCTTAACGTACTCAGCAATTTCAGCATAAAGCTCAGGTGAGTTTTTAGCGCGTTCAGACAGTTCTGTGATTTCGAGTTTCTCACCTGTCTCTTGTGCCTTCAAGGTAACGTAAATCTGGATAACGTTGTCTTTAACCGAGTTCTCCGTAGAGATATGAAGGATCATCGGTTTCTTACTAGGATCACGCATGTACGGCGTTGCGTTCATAGCGATCTGACGAGTCAGGTCTAACGTGAAGCCCGTTTTAAAGTTGTGCTGTAGTGCGCCTACGACAATGAAGTCACCACGACGGAACCCGCCATACTCACCCATCATTCGGTTGAGTCCTTGCCAGCGAGTATGCATGATACCCTCTGTACCGGATTCTTCTAACCCACGACGAATGGCATCCGTTAATGTGGATACCTGAGTGGTATCGATCTCATCGATGATCGCGCCGTCAGATGCTTCGAAACGTTGCCCGCTAAAAGGTTCAAGATCGCCTTTGAATTGGGACATAAAGGTTGACCAGTCAATACTCTCTTCATCGAAGGCCAACTGAGAACTGTATTTCTTAACGACAGATTTTATGTCTTCACGTTCTTTGAACGCAAACAGGTCATTGCGGTGTTCTTCACACTGTGACTTGATATACCCGGCTGTCTCTTCCTGATCGAGTGCGGATTCAATAACCCCCATCAAACCAGGCTCTTGTGAAACGTTCACACGCAAACGTTGCAGCAATGCTGCTTTATCGTATGTATGAGCATGTGATTGTTCAGCCATCCATGCTGCTGTGGACTTCAGTCCATTCAGTGCATCTGTGGTGGCTTCCGACCCAAAGCCGTTATCGATGGTTTTGATCTTCGACAACAGTTCCTTAACTAAAGAAGCTGAGTTGTCTATCGGGTTCGGTACACGGGATTCCCAATAGAGTAACATGATGCATTTGAATAAAACGAGTTTAGTATCCATTGTACGTGTTACCTTGTTATTCTGTTTTGCTTCTATATTGAAGGAATTAATATGAAACCTAGTCTTGTAGACTCGCTCTTCGTGAGCGCCGTACCGCCATGGTTAACCATGCATCTGGACTCAGGGCGACTTGCTCTAAAAGACCTTGAAAGTTTTGAGCGCTTGGCTAGCATATTATCTGAGCGTGATGTTTCTTTTTATTATTGTTACGCTAAAAGAGTGAACACGTTTACGGACGGTGTTTACGATAATATGCGTAATATTGTAGACAACCCTGCAAATGCGCAGTGGGTTGCTGATCACGCGGAGCTGATTAAAGAATGCGAAGCGGAGATTGAACTTACTGGTGCTCCAGAGGTTAACGAACAGATCCCACCACCTACTGACTTACGTGTCGCATTCTATGAGCCACGTGGGCTGGGCAACAGTACGCTCTTTTTATTGGGCCGTACAACATCAATATATGTGACGTATATTGACTATTTCTCTGCTGCTATGAATCAGCTGAGTTTGATGGTCGGTTACGACCAGGCCATCCACTCCCGGGTGCTCGATGCATTCATTGTGGCGAATCAGAAGCAAAGTTCCGTCTATACTGTATAGGAAACTGACGGCGAATGTAGGTAATACTATGCATTACCATATTTGCACAGTCATAGCTTAATCTTCAACGTTGAAGGATATAAATAATGGGTAAGCTCTTTGATACCAAAACTCGCAGCAACCTGAGCGAAGCAGTGAGTGCGGTCCAGCAACACATCACCAAACAAAACGTTGCGGTGTTCAGCGAAACGCTGGCCAAAAACGTGATGTCCCTGGAATCCCTGAACGACACCGATCTGGCTGCGGTACGTGACGTAGCTAAGGGTGCAACTCCGTCTCTGGAAAGCATGTTTGGCCACATGGGCCTGTCCGGTGCTAACGAAGCGCCTGGCGCAACTGCCAGCAACAACCAGTATCTCGAAACCCGCCGCCAGAACGCTTCTAAAGAAGCAGCTTCTCTGGTTATGATGGCCGCTGGTGATCCGGTTGGTTATCTGAAAGCTGGTCTGTCCATGAGCGTTGAAGATTTTGCTGATGCGAGCGATGGGCGTAAAGTTGTTGTTATGGGCGAAGGCGCGCATGGCGACATGCAGTATATGGACAAAGCGTCCATCGGTCTGGAATCCTACGACGAAAACGAACTGCGTAAGCACATCGCTTTCTCTACCGTTTTCGCTGCGGCGACTGCGCGTCAGGCTGACTTCGCCGAAGCGTTCTTCCCGACCTACGTGGTTTCTCCTGAGCAGATCGGTACCGACGTTCGCGTTCGCCGTAATATGGTTCTGAACCGTAAACTGCACCCGATCACCGGTAAGCCGATGGATCTGGAAAAAGTGAACCTGCTGGAAGCATTCCGCGATCACAACATCCTGTCCAACGAATCCACTCTGCTGGTGCCGGTATACCGCGACGAATCCAAATCAAACTTCGTCGACGTAACCAAAGTTAAAATCAAAACCGTCCCGGTTGAAGGTTTTGACGTTGAAACTGCACCGCTGAAATTCGGCACCACTATCGACCTGCTGGGCGTGTCCCAGAACGAACAGCTGCTGAAAGCTGGCGTTGTAGATAACACCGATGCGATCGATGCGTACGCGCGTCTCGATAACGTGTATCTGTCAATCGGCGATTCCGTTGTTTCCTTCAACGTACGTCGTTCTCCTCGTGCCGGTGCTGTGAAATCGGTTGAAGGCGATAGCCGTGAGATGAACTTCCAGTTCACCACTCAGGATCTGTTGCTGACTGCTGATACCAAAGACACCGACGGCAACGCTGTTGCTGCACTGTCTGCGCTGAACGGTCTGAAGCTGCGTGTTTCCCTCGACGTAATTGGTCGCATGGGTGTGGAATACGGCAACATCAACCTGAACGCGACTGGCCTGGAAGTTGTTGCTGTATTCGATGCGCAGAACCAGCCTGTGTCTCTGAACGATGCTGCTGCTAAAGCAATCATCGATGCTCTGACTCTGGCACCGTTCGGTTACGACCTGTTCGCTCGTCGTAACAACGCCAACCGTCGTAACCAGGGTCTGCTGGTTGACGTGACCGAGTACGCAGAACGTTACACCGTTCCGATCAGTTCTCCGCTGGCTACTGTTGCACCGCTGGCTACCGACAAGTCTGCTAAAGACCTGCAAGCTCTGATCAACGCTGCAAACATCCGTACCAACAACAACGCAGTTACCCTGCTGCTGAACTACGCTGAAGATCTGCGTCAGGCTACCCAGACCAGCTTCTTCAAATCTTCTCTGACCACCGTTCCGGGTGTTGGTCGTCTCCTGGTAGACCCGACCTTCAAATACCTGAAGATCGACCTGGCCAAAGAAGTGAACAGCGTGCAGTCTGCACAGCGTGCTGAAGACATCCAGGGTGCTCTGGTAACTCCGATCCGCAACATGGCTTACGAGCTGG